TACCGCATACTTTACCCACGAGCCGCTCGGGTTCGTCTCTGTCCTTTCCCCGATGATGCTGTACGTGAGCGAGTTGGAGAACGACCCACTCTGGGTCATCGGACCGGCTGCGCTCACCTCCCAAATTTTCAGCCTCTTCGTGATCCCTCCGGTGATGTTCATGTACATCTTGGTCGGGGTTACGCCTCCATTGCTGTGGGAGTAGGTGTGGCGCTCTACCTCAAAATAAGTGGGCTCGCCGCCGATGTGCATAACCGCGACCACTGCGCTGGTGATGCCGGGCAAGTACCCGAATATCCCTTTTGGGTCGTACCGTTCCACGCCAGAGTACGAAGTCGCAGAGGCTGAGGCCAGCAGTTTGGGCGCTCCCCCACCGGACGAGTTTTCCGTGAAAGTGATCTTTACNGCTCGGCTCCACACCCTCCTGTACTCAGGGTCCGAGGCGCTGTCGCTGTGGGCGATATAGAGCGCNTCCTTGCCNTCTGCGCTGGTGGATATGTCGTTGAGNGTGAANTTAGTCCCGTATTCAGGACCCCCATAGGTGCTCAGATGGAACTGGTTGTAGGTGCCGTAGCGNNGAAANCCGACCACGGCATCAATCGCCGCNGAGGANANAANCTCTTNGGATCTTTGCGACCAGTCGTAGNCAGTAGGTGGGATGGGGCANCCACCGAACATCNCCAGTATCTCCCNNGGAATAATGCCTTCCTTGANGATCTCCCTNCCCGGAACCACATTTGCNGCAACAGCCTGCACGGAGCCGTTCGGCGAGACATAGTAGAAGTAGACCCTGNTACCGCCACCGGGACTGCTGAAGGCCGTCATACCGTTGCCGACGNTCACCGAGGCAGGGAGTATGCCTTCCCTCTCGAAGTAGCTAAGGTAGCCCTTGGCTGCACCACGCATGAACTGTAGGAACACCGCCAGCATTCCGGTGGCAGTCTCGTCGTAGAACCACTGAAAGCCGAGCGGGGACAGGTACTCCCTGTCAGCCCCCCTGTGGAAGAACCCGGGAGTGTCCTTGTATGCGCCGCCACCAGTCTTCCGGAGTTCCCTGTGCACCGGGGGGGAGACATCGGTGATCGCTTGGAACTTGCGGAATATGCCGTTCACCATGCCGCCTTCGCCTCCGGTCGCACCCGCACCTACCGGCCAAACCGTCATGTAACTCGTCCCCCCAACGCACCCAGCGACGTACCGGGTGCCGTCCGGGAAAATGCCCTGTGTGCTTGGGTTCGGCACCGTAGATAGACGGATCTGCGAACAAAATGCGGCGAATGCTGCGTTGGCATAAGACACCTGCTGCGGTGTCATCGGCGGGCCATGCACCACCACGCGCACTGGTGTCTGCCCGACGACAGGCTCGCCGTGGAAAGTCTGGGCGTGCGGGTTCCAGNNNCTCATTGCGGCACCGCGATGTACTGGGGGATGCCGTCNATCACCCGGAACGTGGCCGNCACCTCTGTCGCCGNCGTCTTGTAGCGCTCCGAGGTCAGCGGGTACGCCTGCCCGCTACCCAGCCCGGCCACCAGGTAGCCGCCAGCAATGCAGACCATGGCGTCGCCCGTAGGCCCGCCCATCGCCGAGCTTGATCTTGTCGCCGGGCACACTGACGCCNGAGNCCAGCACCACNGGNCCNAGTTGCTTCTCGGTGTAGGTGAGTCTGGTCGAATGTCTCGCCGCCGAGGAAGATTAGGTCGTCGTCGGTGCCGACGTAGATGCCGTCGTTCATCGGCTGCACCAGGGTGATGCGCGAGGCGAACTGCTTGAAGTCCCGGCGCAGATCGAATAGGTGCGGCGCGTGCGGCATGGACGCCCAGAGGGTCGAGCCTTGGGCTACCAGCACGCGCCCGCGCCAGAATGCGCTCACGGTCCCGACCGGTGCGGGGGACAGGCCCAGCGTGCGGCAGGGCAGCGTCAGCAGGTTGTTGNGGCCGCCGAACATGAAAGCGTCCGTCGCCGTGTTGCCCGCCAGATAGGCGCCCTCCCCGTCGTGCCCGCTCAGGTACACGTTGGTGCGGTGCCCGTCGAGCACCGGCAGGCCCATGAGGAAGACACCGCCCGCACTGATCTGCGTTGGCGGCGCCATCACGGGAGGCCCCTCCAGCCCGTCGCTCTGACGCATGCGTCAGGTAGTAGGCGTACTTGCCCGGGTGCAGCGCGCCAGCCATCACGCTCAGCATGCCAACACCCGCAGGTACTGGCACGCTCCAGTCCTGGCCGGTCAGACCGTCCGTGATGCCGTGGATCAGCCCGTTGCTGAAGGTGGTGCGCCCGTCCGGCAAGTCGGTGTACCAGACGCGCTCCACGCCCAGCGAAGGCGCCACCACATGGCGTGCGCCGCCCGGGTGGATGGCGGTCAGGTCACCGTTGACCGTCGCCAGCATGAACCCCTGCGCCTGGTGCAGGTTCTTGTGGCACAGGTCGGAGACTTCGGTGAACCCGGCCCGGCGCCGCAGCTCGCCGCTCAGGCCGATGTCCACGTTGTCGGCGCGCACCAGGTCGGAATCGCCCAGNCGCTCCTCGGGCTGGACGTTGTTGATGCCGGTGAATTCTTTGAACGTCAGCACTGCAGCCCCCGAGAAATGGTGGGCCGCCCATGGCGCACAGATGGTGGTGTCGGGTATGCATGCAACACCAAAGCCCCGACGCGCGGGACGCCATGCACAGTGCTGGTGTGGCCGTGGGCCTGCAGCACAGCCGCGCTGGTGCTACCGGGGGTGCCGTGCCGCGTAGCCAGGTGCCCCGAAGCGCGAAGCACCGCCACCGCCTTGCCCACGCCATGGCGCGTGCCGCAGTGCCCGGTCGCTCCGGCGACGACTGCCGCCCTGGGCGTGCCATGAGCCGTGGCAAGGTGCCCGGACGCCCACAGAACAGCGATGGCCGCAGGTGTCCCGTGCTGCGTCGCTGGCGGCTGCCCGCTCGCCTGCAGCGACACGGTGCCCTTGGCAGTCGGCGTCCCGTGCTTCGTGACGATGCCCAGACGAGGACGCCTGGAGAACGGTGACCCCAACCGTCACGGGCGTGAAGACGGCGATGGGACGCCCGTGGCGCGTAGCCGGGCCGAAGTTTTCGGCGTGCGCGATCACCGCCAGTTTCGGCGTGCCGTGGGCGGTGCTGGGCGTCGTCATCGCAGGCAGTTCCGCGCAGGATTACAGCGAGAAGATGCGGTAGCCGCCGCCGTCCCACTGGATCTGCACATCNCCGTTGTTCGTCAGCATGGGCAGGCCCGTTACCGTATCGACGTAGTCNANCACCGGGGAGCTTCCGGCGACGCCCGTGTCTTTGTAGAGCACCACGGCCTTGAGGTTCGTGCCGGCAGTCAGCGCCGGGAACGTCACGTCGTCTGCATCGAAAACGCCGTCGGTCACCGACTTGTTTGTCAGCGTCTGCGCCGCACCGAACGTGGTTCCGAGGTCGCTCAGGAACTCGTGGGCGGCGCTGTAGACGTAGCTGTCAGGCACCAGCACGGCCTTGATGGTGTCGGTCAGGAAGTTTACGCCGGCAGTCAGCATGCGCTGCTTGCCTTTTGGGTAGAGAGTGTTGGCCATGGGGTGCTCCTTGTGGGTTCCTCGTCGCCTACGGCAGGATGGCGACGTTGTGGTGTGCAGCGTCTTCGCGCGTGATGCGGCGCATGTCGCTGTCTGGCAGCGGGCCGAAGTAGGCGGTAAACGCCTTCTCAGCGTCCTCTGCGCGTCGCGGGTCGATGGTTTCAGAGTCCGGCACGCTGAATGCCTTGTGCAGCGCCCAATCAATCAGGTGCTCGTGGTGTGCAGAGTGGATTTCCGGCTTGTCCATGTCGTTGGCGAGCCGCTTGAGCGGAAGGCGCTGGCACTCCAGGTGCAGCACGTCACCGGCCTTGATGGCGCCCACCACGCGCACGCGGGTGTCGTCCTGGATCAGCCACGGGCTGGGCTCGTCCATGAAACGCCACTGCGGCACGTTGGCATCCAGCCACTCGCGCGAGCGCAGCTCCATCGGGCGCGGCGGCTCCGTGCCGGTTCCCATGACATGCAGGTGGATCAGCTCGTACACCGATGGGTGCAGCGCGTAGGTGTGCTGTCCTGGCGTGAGAGCGATCTGGCACACGACCGGGTTCGCGTCCTCGCGCAGCAGGCGCCCACGAACGCAGGCCTGCGCCTGGGCATCGTTGAGCCAGTCCATCACCACCTCGTCGGACCAGAAGACAGGCTGCGCCCTGTCATCCGCCAGGACGCGGAAGCGGCGGATCAGGTCTTCGAGTGTCATCAGTTTGGCCCACCCTGGGCAAGCTGAATGACCTGGGTACGCAGCATGTCCACGGAGCGGCGCTTGTCCAGCTCCACGCCATAGGTTTCGCGCGCATAGGCTTCAAGCTGGCCCTTGTTCATCAGCTCGACCTCCAGCATTTCCGCCTCGGCCTGCTTCTTGGCGCTGCGCTCGCGCTCCAGCACTTCCTGCTGGGCCTGCTGAGCCTGCTTCTCGGCCTCTTCCTGCGTGGGCTTTTCTTCGGCGCCAGCTGTCTTGCCCTTCTTTGCG